CCAATTACTGGAGATCCAGCAATGCATCATTATATAGGACCTATAGGCTCTAGCCCTCCTACTAATTGGAATAGTCCAGGTGGAACAAATCCTCCTAATGTAAATCCTTTTGAACAAGGCTTACTTAATTATGGTCAAAATCCATTCTCCAATAACCTCTTTGATCAGTGGTGGAATAGCGACCCATTATATCAGGGAATAGGACCTATTGGATCGATATCAGGTGGAAATACTACATCATATGGATCTGGACTGGCAGCTCAAGAAATAGATTGGGAACATTATATTAATATGATAATAGGTAACAGGTAACTATTAATATGAGAAAATATAAAGCTGGGGGGAAGTGGCATGTTGTATATGACTCTGAAGATATTATTCCTGAAGGGCTGATTGTTCAGTCTGATTGGAGAAAGGCTAATATTGGAGATTGGGTCAAAGCTGATGATGACTGTATTGTACAGATTCTTAGAAAAGGCAAGATGCTACGCAGATTAGGTAAAAATAAAGTTCGAGAATATTTGGGGATATGTACTGGAACTTTTCCTATTTCTGCAAAAATTAAGATGGATACCTCTAGAAGAGAGGATATATATTCATTTAGCGGGAGAAAATCTAAAGATCGGCTGAATGATAGAGAGAAACTAAATAAGCATGAAAAGCTATTTGTAGCATATTTAGCTAAAGGAGTAGGAATGCAAGAAGCATATTTAAAGGCCTTTCCTACAAATAATCCTAGATATGCATTAGAAAAAGCGGGGACCTTAACACAAACAACGAGGATATTAACAGCTATGAAAGAAGAATTAAAGCCAGTTTTAGAAGAACTAGAACTAGACGAAACTTTTGTACTTAAGAACATCAAGGAGGTGATTCTCTCGTCTGAAAAAGATGATACTAGGCTCAAAGCTCTTT